CATAATCTATTGGATTATTTAATTCAAAGCCTGTTATACGCTCTATATCTTCTTGACTTACGCCAGCCTTAACTAATATGTCAAATGTTCTGGCACTATCTAAATCAGCCTTAGCACGTTCAAACTTTCTAAATGACGTGAATGGTAAATGTTCCCAAGTTATCTCAGCTTCGCCTTCAAAACCAAAGTAATTCATTAGACCATCTACAAAATCATTCCCTTTAGGTGTTAACACGTAATCAACGTGTCTACCCATTGCCTTTTCTTGGTTCTCAAAAGTAGAACCTTGTAACTTAGCATTAATTAACTCAGCTGGTATGTTAAATATGTCTGCAATAGTTAAGCAGTCGTTTTTATAAGCCGTATCTAAGTCTAACTTTTTTAAATCATCTACAAAGCGTTTAATATCTACCATATTAGGCACTACAGTAACTGGCTTTTTACTTAATGCTTTAGCCTCTGTATCTTCTTTGTCTTTAGGTAACATCATTAAAGACTTAGTGTCCTGAGTACCTACCTTACCGCTTATCATATATTTACCAGAATATAGTAGTCCTACATTCTTAGCATCTAATGCTAATTCACTATTAGAAATAACTTTATACAAGGCGTCTATTTTACTAGAACCTTTAAACCAAGATGATGTTGAAGCGGTTAAATCTGTGAAGTGTAATATTTTACGATAATCAAATTTTTGATTACTACCGTCATCATAACGATAAGTTATCCTACTATTTTTAAATTGATTGCTAGCGGCCTTTGAAGTCATTATATGATCGGCCTTATCTAACATTTTGTTAGGAAACTCAATCTTTGAATTATCTAAAAAATAAAGTGAATTGTTATTAAAATCAAACTTGCTATCTATGTATAGGTTAGCATTACCCAACATATTCCAAAACATATAATCCCAAAGGATTTGACGTTTACTTTGAAAAGCATTAGGCTTACTTAGTAATTGATTTAATGGATGATCAACAATAGGTTCACCATTGTTATCTTTAACAACTACTTTACCTAAACTGAATAAATCACAGTTAATACTAAATACAGTTAATGCAGCTGGGTTTTGAAGTATAGCTTCTAACTTAGCCTTTTCACTAGTATAATCATTATACTTAGTTTGAGTTTGTAAAGGATAAAACTCACCCCCTCTAGTGTAGTCGTGAAGTAGGTTATTAATTAAATTTCTACCCCATCTACTTCCTGATAGTAAATTGGAAAATACGCTAATCGTAATTATTTACAGGCATACCTGATTTATTTGTATACAATTTTATAAGCAAATATACAAATTATTTAATACAAAATTAAAAATAAATAATTTTATTTAATTAAAATATATGATTACCCACGTTAGCCACGTTTAAAACAAATGTGGGATCACTTGAAGCCTTGCTATTATTGGCCTGACCCACATTCCCACATTGTAACGCCAAAAAAGACCCCCCCCCATTAAAAAATATAAATTTTATTTTGATTAGGGTAATAAGGGAACGTGTCAATGTGGGAATGTGGAATGTAAATCTTTAGGAATACATTTAATGGCCTTGGTATCCTCTATTATTAATATTTGTTTACACCCCCTGCATTGGCAATAACCGTTTGTTACATTAGTTTTAGTGTTTCGTTTACACTCAGGACAATTTACTTTTGTCATATATTTCTTATTATGCCGTTAATTAATAAAAAGTTAGCCACATACCTGATTGCATCAATTAAATGGTTATTGTCATCCTCTGGTTCTTCTAATACAGTACCAAACCTATCGACCTTCCTGCTGTAATTATTAGCTTCCTTAGCAAGGTTTGTACTATCTTTAGTATAATATACATCTAAACCATTTAAAAGGTCTATACCGTCTAATATCGAGCCTTTGCCTTTTTTTGCCTCTATTGCATAACCGTAACCCATTTCACGCAATGCCATAATCTTATCAGGGCGGTTAGTATCGCAAATAATAGGTTTATCCCTATCTATTGCTAATTGGTTAAATAGCCACTTTATTAGGCCTTCATTATCCTGCTTTAAGGCCTTATTCATTTCCGGACTTAGTTGCTCTCTTATTTGATTTTCTGAATTGTAGTTTAATTCACGTATGTATAGGCCACCGTCATAGTATTTGACCTTTACTATTGCTAAAGGGTCTACTGTTCCCCAGTCAACCCCATAATAAACCTCAGCATCTAATTGATCAAAACGTTCTACGCTGCAATCATTCCAAAAGAATATTCGGTTAGGATTACTTCCGACTTTACCTAAACCATAAACGTGCCACTTGTTTTGGTAATACTTTGACTTAATATTACTGCTAATGTCTGGATTTTCTAAATCAGGATTAATGTAGGCCTTTGTTCTATTTAACTCTATTTCGTTAACTTCGTTTTTATCAAGATATTCGTTGTCCTTATAAGTTAGTAAAAGAAATTCAGCATCAGGTCTATCTAATACTTCGGTATGAGCCCAAAACTCGTTATTAGGGTTAAAGTCAATTATGACTTGTTTTGCCCTTGTTGTAAGTTCCCTATACGTTTCAAATTTAGTCTTGTTGGCCTCGTTTAAAAAGATAAGGTCTGAACGTAAACCCTTACCAACATCTTCTTTATCTAATCCTATAAATGTAATTTTACTTTTATTAGGAAATTCATACTCTTTGCCGCCCTTCCAATTATTTTTATCAAAAATACCAAAAGACCTCATTATTTTAATGAAGTCTTTTATAACTGTTATTCGCATCTTAGATAATTCTTGAGATGCTATGTAAATGTCTTTATCTGGATTGCTTGAAGCGTGGTTAATTATTAATATAAGTATGCTAAACGTCTTACCAGCCCCTTGGCCACCTTGTATGACTTTAATACGTTTTTGTAGGCCTGCAATCTTACGTAAAGATGTAGTTTGCTTAATCATCCTTTTTTAAAGGGTCAACGTTCATTAAAGGCTGGTTCATACTTTCGCCTTTTGTAGTGTGGTCGATTTCTTGTTTAGGCTTACCTTTTAACCTATCCATTACAGCATTATAAGCACGTGTGTCTTGTTCCCTTATAGCTTTAGACATTTGACTAAGGTGCATAAGAGTTTCTACGTCTATTTCGCTCTCAGGTATGTCTAAGTAAGCAGCCAAAGGTTTTAAATCATTAACTGCCTCCCCTTTCACTATTTGCGAGGCTATATCTTTAATTAATAATTTTCTTTTGTGACCCATTCGTTTAGCTTTATTGCTAGGTTGCTTTTTGCTTGTAAATTGATGATCGGGATTACCTCTCTTTAAGTTTTTTGTATTAGGCATTTTCGGTCGATTTACGAAGGTTTTACCACAAATATAACAAATTAAATTAAATAACGACTTGGTATCTTTTTTAGGTATAGAATTTACCTTTAATGTTGTAACCTATACTCCCGCCTTGCGTTACTTATTTAAGTTCTTTTTGTCGCTTTATATTAAAGCATTTGCCGCACTTAGTCCAGCCGTAGTTATTATCAAAGTCCAAACCAAAGTGTAAGGTACTGTTATTACTAGCATAGTTGTTTGGTTTTTATGTTGTTATTCGGTGTTGTAGCACATTAAAACGATGCTACAACACGGTATATAGTTAATGCCTAATTCCGTGCTTAACTCAATCGTTTGTGCTTGTTTACCCATAATTAAAATATTTTTTTGCCCACGCTCTTTTGGTTCGTACCTCACCAATTAGGTTTAAAACATTGTTAATTGTTGTTGATGCTGTTTTAATCGTTTTAAGGCTTTATTATATGTTTCAGTACCTAATTCACACCCAGTAAGATTATAGTTTAAATTGTGGCACGCTATCGCTATTGAGCCACTTCCTAAATGCGTATCAAGTATTTCAAATCCTTCCTCTGCATAATTTATTAAAATCCATTCATACAAATAAACAGGTTTTTGGGTTTGGTGTATCTTATCTACTTGGTTGTGTTTATGTATTGAGTATTCGCAGATTTTAGCAGGCTTTTTTAAACTCATACTTACCCAAGCATATTCACATCTTGCAAAGTTTGGCATTGCTTGTTTTTTATCCCAAATCAAAAAGTATTCACTTTCAGGCATTGTAAAGTTGTTAGCACCAAATACAATCTGATGTTTAGAAACTCTAAATAATTCATCCCAATATTTTTGATTTGGTTTTATATCGTTTACCAATTCCATTCCTTGAAACCTTTTAGCGTGGACATCTTTTTCGCTTGGTTTGTCAGTAACTTTTTTAAACCTTTCTATCCCATAAGGCGGGTCAACTATTGCAAGGTCAAAGTAATTATCAGGGTATCGTTTCATTAATACCATATTGTCCTCATTTGTAATTTCGATTTTTGCCATCGCTCTAAAAAAATATTTTAATTATTACTTCTATTCTTAACCTGAAAGTCTGTTCTACTTACACGGCACTAACCATATACCCGAAATGTTGTAAGTAATAAAAAATTTATTTAATACTTCGCATCGACCATCTTGCATATCCATCAGCGTCATATGTTTCAAGTCCAGCTTCTACCATTTCATATTTTGAATAACCGTTTCTATACGCCTCTTTAATAACTTCTCTCAGCTCTTTTCTTGTCAAGTTAATTTTTTCACTACTCACAACATCGTATAAAAGTAATTGCTGCTCAAAGCTTTTTAATTTATTTTCTAATTCTTGTACTTTTATTTTTAAGTTATGTACTTCCCCAACACTTTTTACATACTTAATTATTAATTGTCCTTTATTCATTTCTATTAAATTTATTTATTAATTAATCTCAACTACTCTTATACGCATCCGTTGGCAGTCATATTATTGCTCCAACGGTCTGTAATATTCTTCACAATGGTCGCATTGGCTATCGCATATACTTTCTCCCTCAATATCTCGCTGGCAATAAAACGCACTGCCAACACCGTATAAACGTAATGCTAACACCTCTTTTTCTAACCACTTTACATAATCATCTGTATATTTGCCATCACCTTTGTAATTTCCAAACTCTTTGTAATATTCCTTTTGTAGTTTACATCTTTTACTCATTCTATTTAATTTCAGTTTTTAATTAATCGCACTACGCTTATACGTAGACCGTTATAATACAATTAGTGGCTCAAAAGGCAAGGTAAATCAAGGAATTAACACCTTAAAATTTTAACCTCCGCAGGCATAAACACCTACGCTCGCCACTAAAAGTATATAAAAATGTATATAAATAATAAAACGTACCAAGCTGTATGCTGTATTGTTACTGTCTTTTTTATAAAAACGTACCAAGCTAAATTGATTTTAGTACCAAGCGTTTTACTTTTTATATACCTGTCCATTACACAACAATAGCCTTATTGTAATTTCCGCTTACTTTTTGCAATAAGGTTATCTATTAATGCAGTTTTTGCTAAATAATTGCACCTAGCAACCGCAAGGGATAAATCATCATAAGCACTATCTACAATCGAGTGCGTTACACTTGGTATCCAAACGTGGTAGTTAGGTTTCTGTTTAGTACCCTCATTGCTTACCCAATAGCCATTTACATTGTGTAAAATACCAAGTTTTACTTCTTCATCTGTACCATTTGGCTTGTATGTATTTATATTTTTATACATATAATTAATATTATTTGCGTCGTTTTATATTTTTTTGCATATAAGCTGTCTCTAAATTTATAATTGTTTTGTATATCTTAAAGTTAATCTGCTAATACATCTTTTGTAGATGTCTATGTTATGTAAATATTTAGCTTTTAAGTCTGGAAAGTTACCATTTAAGGCTTCTATGCTTAATGCTTTGTGTTCTATTAAACTTTCAAAAACTTCAATAGCTTCTAAAATTTTAATGCAAGTTTGATGTTTTTTAATTAAATCTTTCGTTTTCATACCATTGTTGTAATTGATTCTCTGATTTTTTTCGTTTTAAATAAAAGTAAATTGTACTAAATAAGCCTACAAATATAAAGGCCATTACTAAGAATACTATTAATACTGTTGTTACTACTTCCATAATTCCTCGTATTTTAAATGGGTTAATTTCATAATGTTTAAAAGGTTAACACCATAAGGCTGTGTCGTTCCATTTTTCCAATTCTGAACAGTTTGCTCTGTTACATTCAAATCTTCGGCAAGTTGCTTTAAAGTGTACTTACCATTTTTTGTTTTTAAGACTTGCATTACAAGTTCGATATTAATTTGCATATTGTTGTATTTATTATTGAGTTATCATATCTAGGGTCGAATTTCATTTCGTCACCTGTTTCGAAGTTTGAAATAATTACACGTCTAAGGTTAACATATCTATGTCTGTACTTCTCTTCTGGACAAGTTATGCACTCAACATAAATGTCGAGTTCTATCTCAAAAATGTCATCCTGATAAATGTGTAGCAAGTCATCGTCAATAATGATGTTGCCTTCGTCGTTTTTGTACTGATCAAAGTCAATACCCTCGATTGAGTTTAAAATAGTTTGTAGTATCATTTTGTTTTGTTTTGAGCAAATATACAAATACATTTTAATTATTCAATACTTTTATAACTTTTTTTTCGTGAGAATATGTAATTTTAACACGTTTCTTACTTTCAAGGTACTGAATAGACACCTCCCAACACCAATGTGGCTCTCGGCCTATAAACTTAATTGTGTCCTCTAACTTTTCTAAACCTGTCACTCTATACTTTAAGCCTTTAGGTGATGTGTATGTTTTAAATGGGTTGGTTGGGATCATTCAAAAATAGTTTTAAATTGTTCTAAACTTCTAACTAAATAATAGTTATAACCTAGATTTTCAACTAGGCTTTGAAATCTTTTTTGATTTTTAGATTGCGTACCACTGGGTGTTTTTACCTCAATAAATAAAACATTATTAGATGTAATTACTATTAAATCAGAAACGCCGGGCATCATACCAATGGCCATCTTTTGTAAGGTTTCACGTTTAGATTTACTTTCATTTGGTACTGAAAAAATAATATTTTGTGGATTGTGATGATTTAAGCAAAAATTATTTTTATACCACATTATTATGTTTTGCTGAATTTTTGACTCTGTTTCCATTATGAAAATATTTTAAATCTGTTTTTATTAGCATACTCAAAACCGGGCATTTTATAGCCCATTAAAATACAAAATTCTCTTGCATCTTCAATGTTTGTTTTGTTATGTAAAACCCAATAAGGGTTAATTAGCTTAGCTCTGCACATTTTTACAAGCGTTTTATTTGATTTGCCTTTTGCATAGTCAAATCTATTTCTTTTTGGTAATAATTGCAACTCGGCTATTTGTTCGTTTTCTTCTTCTTCTTCTGATTTTTTAAAAACGTGTCCACAATAATCGCACTCAGATTTAGACATTGCCATTAAGGCCATACATTTTGGACATTCTTTTATTGGTGCTGCATCTTTTTTACTACTAGGCTTAACATCATTTTGTAAACTCCAAACTCTATTATCTTCCCAAAATTTTAATCTGTTTACATTGTTACCAAAGTCTAATATATTAAATGTTTTTTTTGTTTTCGTAACTCTACTTCCACGCCCGCACATTTGCAAAAATAAAGGCAAAGAAGTTGTGGCACGATATAAAATAACTGTTTCAATATCTGGTTGGTCAAAGCCAGCATTTAATATTCCACAATTACAAATAATCTTAACTCCAGAACTTTCATACCATTTTAGTATTTCTTCGCGTTCTTTTTTAGGTGTATTGCCGTCAATATGCTTAGCATCATAACCATTTATTTTAAATTCATTACATACTTTTATAGAATTTTCTACATTAGAAGAAAATAGTATTGTCTTGGTGTTAGGTGTTAATCTTTTCCAATTTTTCACCACTCCATGCCACATTTTATTTTCTTCATAAATTTGGCTTACATCATAATCATCTCCCCTTTTCTTAGCCTTGCTTAAATCTATTTTAACACCATAAGTTTTAGCCTCACTTAAATAACCTTTACTAATTAAATCAGGTGTATCTACGTCTTGAATTAAATCTTGATAAAATTCATCTAAAGCTGGTATATTTTTACCTTTTCTGTATGGTGTGGCCGTTGCCCCAATAACTATAGTATCTTTATTTATATAGTCAAAAACCTTTGTAAAAGTATTTAAGTGTGCTTCATCAATTACAATCAATGTTTTTGTACTTAAAAATAAAGCATAGTCATCTTTACGCCTGTCAAAAGTTTCAATCATTGAAACGTGTAAATTCTTACTTAAATCAGGCTTTGATCCTGCTGTTATTAATTCTGGCTGTAAATCAAATTTTTCAAATGTACCGCCAGCTTGTTTTAGTAATTCTTTTCGGTGTGTAAAAACTAATGCTCGGCCACCTTTTTTTAAATGCCGCATTATCATATACGAAAACATTATAGTTTTACCAGCCCCAGTTGGTGCGCATAAGATTAACTTTTTGTTTCCTAAACGCATTGACTCTCGTAGACTATTTATTAATTTTTCTTGATATGGTCTAAGTTGTATCATAATTAAAATGGTATTTCATCATTATTTTCTTCACTACTTTTTCCATCATATAACTCTATGTATCTACCTTTAGGGTCTTTTCCATCTGTTATTTCATAATTCATAAAGTCTGCATATTTATCTAAATACTTTTTAAATGACTTTTGAGTTAACTTATATTTTCCACCTCCATAATCAGGATAATCTTGAATAAATTGATCGTATAAACTAGATTTATAAAGTCTGGTTTTATTTGCTGGTAAATAAGTTTCTTCACTTTTAACCCATTCGTAAAACTCCATATTTGTTTCCTTAATAAATTTACGAAGATCAAGATTTTGAAACTCGTGCTTAACTAAACCTGTTTTTAAATAGTTTTGTACACAATTAATCATATAACTATCAAAGGCCTTCCATTCTTCATCATCCCAATCATCAAAAAGCATATGATTAAATTCATCTTCTGGAGTATGGTGTACACCAAAATAACTACTCATTTCAACTTCAAATTTTCTACGTTCGTGTGATCCACCAACCCCGCCAACGGTGTAATTTGTAGTTATTAAAATTTTAGGCGAATGTTCAACTGGTATTTTTATGGCATCTTGACCTTTATATTCTAAAGTAATTCCTTCGGTAATAACTGAAAATAAACTTTCAAAACTAAAGTTCTTTTTTACATCATCAAAAACTAAAATTTGACAATCACTAGATACTGTTTGATAAGGAAACGATTTTTCAAATGTAAATGTCTTACCGTCAATCATAGATACTTTTTTCATTTTACCTAATGCATTCCAAAATAACCCTTTACCACTACCGCCATTAGGGTTTTCACTTATGGTTTCGTCATTAAAGATAATGGCCTT